ATCGTGCAGGCCACCACCACGGTGACCGTGCGTCTGGCGGTCGCGGGGGTCGCCTGATGCTTCCCTCGCGCCCCCGTGAAGCCGACCAGTCGCCCCCCGAGCTGGACGTGAGCGCCCTGCTCGGTCAGGGCGGCATCGGCAACGTCGCCGAGCAGCCGCTCGCGCCGCCGCGGACCAAGCTGGTCGGCGGTTCGGTGCGCACGGCCGACATCGGCCAGCGCGGGGCGGACTTCCGTAGTCTGCTGCTGCGCAATCTGATGCAACGAGGTGGCTAACATGCCAGGACAAATTGGGTACGTCGGCAACGCCCCGTACCAGCCCGTCAACTACCAGAAGGGGGGCTACGTGCGCTCCTACGCCCCGAATCAGGGTGCGGGCAAGCCCGCGAAGGCTCGCTCGAACCAGATCCGCCAGGCCATCCGCAAGCGCGGCAAGCTGCACGGCGTCGCCCTCATGGCTCAGCGCGTCCCCTCGGGACCGCAGGGCGTCCGCTCCTCGCGTGCGGCCGACCGTGGCCAGCCGCCGATGACCAACACCAACGTGATCCACGGCCTGACCAACCAGGCCCTGCCGCCCACGCGCGTGTCCAACCAGCGCAACCAGGGCGGGCGCGGGAGCGGGCCGTTCCCTGGCTCCAACAGCCCGCGGGCCAACAAGCAGGGCGTGACCAGGCCCAAGCGTCGCGTCTCCCGTGGCGTCTCCTACTGACGATGGTCGGCGACCTGCTCCACGCAACCGATGTCGCGCGTGCGCTGAGCGCGCGACGACCTCGGCGTGCCGCCTCCCGCCCGCGGCCCAGGCCCGCCCCTGCCGCTGCGCCGACGGTTCACGTCACGGTGAACCTGCACGGCGCGGCGGCGAGCCCCGCCCCGAAGCGCCCACGGCGCAAGGGCTCGGTGAGCCCCAAGCGCCTGATCGACTCCTCGCGTAGCGGCATCCGTCCGACGCGCCAGATCGGGCCGAGCGCGGGCTGACGTGGCCATCAACCAGACCGCCGACGAGGCGGAAATCCAGCGGACCGCGATCTACGCCTACGATCCTGTCGCAGGCAAGTTCCGTGTCGTCAAGCTGGACGCCTCGGGCGCCGTCGTCACCGCTGGCGGGGGCGGCGGCGGTGGGGGGGCGATCACCTCGGGCGAGATCGCGCGGGCCACGGCGGCGGTCACGACCACGGGCCAGTACCTGACCACCACGGTCGCGGGCTACTCGACTGTGATCGTGGACCTCACGGGCGCCACCTTCGCGGGGCTCGCCTGGCACTTCCAGGGCAGTGCGGACGGCACGAACTTCTTCAACATCGAGGGTCGTGTCGCCGACAATCAGCAGTGGGAGCGCAACCCGTCGGGCTACGGCAACGCCCAGGCGCCCAAGATGTGGACCGTGGACGTGACGGGGTACACGACGTTCCGCATCGACGTGACCGCGTTTACCTCGGGCACGGCCACCTTCGGGGTCAAGGCCACGGCGCTCGGCAACCCGCGCGTCGTCATCCCCACACAGACCAGCGCAGCGGACCTGGCCATGACGGCAACCCAGGGACCACCTGGGACCGTCGCGAACTCCTGGCGCATGGTCGTCACGGACCTGACCGACATCATGGCGGTCAACGCCGACGGCTCGATCAACGCCGCACAGGGTCCGCCTGGCACGGCCGCCGCCGCCTGGCGGGTGGCCGTCACCGACTTCACCGACATCCTGGCCATCAACGCGGACGGGTCGGTCAACGTGACCGACAACGGCGGCTCGCTGACCGTGGACGGTACGGTGGACGTGTCCGACCGCGACGCTCGACTGCTGGGGCGCGCGAAGATCCTGGACTCAGGCGGAACGGTCATCGACCCGCGTGACACCTCCGACCGTGCCGCGCGCCTGGTCGGTGTCGTGTACGGTTCGCAGGGCCAACAGCTCAAGCAGACGGCGACGAACTTCAACCTCCAGGCCGAGCTGGCTGTTGGCGCCACTCTGATCGACCCGCGCGACGTGTCCGACCGCGCGGCCCGTCTGCTCGGCGTGGCCAAGATCGTGGACACGGCGGGCACCAACCAGCTCGGCGTGGACGCCTCCAACCGCGCCAAGGTGGTCGCTGACCTGAATGCGGGGACCAACCGCATCGGTTCGGTGCGGCTGGTGGACTCCGCTGACGCCGACCTGACCAGTGCGAAGGACACGCAGACCTCGCGTATGGTCGGTGTCCAGAGCGTCGTGGACGCAGGGCGTACGAAGTGGCAGGCAGGCACCGAGTCCAACACCACCCTGATCACGACCTCGGGTACCGCCAACACCGAGGTGGCGGCGACCCTCGGTATCCGCAAGGGCGACGCCGCCCAGACAACGGGCAGCTCGTACACGGTCACGTCAGGCAAGAAGCTGCGACTGACTGCGTACACGATCGACGTGGCGCACTCGGCGGCAGGCTACGCGACCTTCCGCATCCGTTTGACCACCACCCTCACGGGCAACATCCTGTTCGACATCGAGACACGCGCGCAGGCCGCGGCGGGTATCTCCAGGGCGCTGGACCTGCCTGACGGCTTCGAGTTTGCCGCGGGTCAGGTGCTTCAGTTCTCGACGAAGTCGTCCACAGCGAGCCTGGCGATCTCCATTCAGCTCTACGGCTTCGAGTACTGATGTTCCTACTTCTGCGCGGATAAGTAGGAGGGCTCATCGCCCTCCGTCAACAGAGAGGCCCGATTGGGGTCGCTCACGGACACGTCGAAGCCACCCCCGTTGCCAGACGGGGACACGGCTCCAGGCACCCGAAGGAGAACCCCATGACGATCGGACCTTCCGTCGGTGACGCCACGAGTGGCGGTCCTGCGTCCACCGCGGGCGCGCAGCAGCTTGCGCGCGGCGGGTACGAGTCCCCTGCGGCCCAGGAGCTGGGCGGCGAGCCCAGCTTCACCATCAACGGCCAGCAGGTTCCGCTGAGCGAGCTTCAGCGGGGCTACCTGCGCCAGGCGGACTACACGCAGAAGACCCAGGCTCTGGCGGCACAGCGCGCTCAGTACGACGCGGCTTCCCAGCTCGCTGAGGCGCTCCAGGCGGACCCACTCGGCACGCTCCAGGTTCTGGCACGGGAGACGGGAGTGGACCTTCGGGAAGCGATAGGTGGTGCAGGGGAATTGGGCCAGCAGCAGAACGGGAACGACCCGTACGGGCAGCAGGGCCTGGACCCCAACGACCCCCTGCACCAGGAACTGGCGCAGCTTCGTGAGAACGTCACGGGGCTCCAGGGTCGGTTCGACCAGGCGGGGGAGCAGGAAGCCAACGCCTGGCTGGACGCACAGATGTCGAAGGTGGACGAGATCGCGCAGCGGTTCGGGATCGAGTACGACCCCGACGCCGTGTACGAGCACGCCTACTCCAACGGTATCGACGACCCTGTGGCAGCGTTCCTGGCCATGAACCAGGACGCGCTGCTTCAGGGGCAGCCGCAGCAGGGGCCGCAGGTGCCTGCTGGCATGGAGCGCTTCCTCTCCGAGGGCGCTCCACAGGCACCCGACCCCGCGCGCCAGCTCGCCAAGCAGCAGGTTGCGTTCCAGGCCCCGCGCTCGGGCATCAACCAGGGCGCCGTTCCCACGGCGGAGCCTGAGCCGCAGTCCTTCGCGGAGGCTGCGGCTCAGGCGATGCGCCAGCTCGGTGTGACCGACTGGTCACAGGTGAGCCACGAAGACAGCCAACCAGGGGTGTACGTCCCAGGACAGTGACGGGGCGTACCTGATAACCCGAGGAAGACATGGCCAACCCGAACTTCGACACGATCCTCTCGACGACGATGAACAAGTATCGTCGCAAGCTGGAGGACAACATCTTCCGCGCCAACCCCCTGATGTACTGGCTTCAGGAGGGCGGGCGCCTCGACAAGGAGGACGGCGGCAACAAGCTGATCGTCCCCGTGATGGGCGTCAAGAGCACCGCCGTCGGTTCCTACGCCGACTACGACTCGCTCTCCTCGTTCGTGACCAACGCGCAGTCCACCGACTTCACCGCCGCCGAGTACGCCTGGCGCCAGTACGTCGGCATCGTGGCCATCTCGGGTATGGAGGAGGCCAAGAACAACGGCGTCAGCCAGGTCATCCGTCTGCTCGACGCCAAGGTCCAGCACGCCGAGCTGTCCATCGCCGAGGCGATGAACCAGATGTTCTTCCTGGACGGCACGGGCAACTCGGGCAAGGACTGGTGCGGGCTGGCGGGCATCGTCTCCGCCGCCGACCCTGGCGCGGGCGGCTGCACCGCTGGTGGCACGGGCCTGGGCAACATCGCCGTCGGCACCAACACCTGGTGGGTCAGCTACGTCGAGGCCACCGCCGAGGCGCTGACGCTGTCCAGGCTGACCACGGGCTACAACTCGGTCAGCAAGGGCAACGACCATCCCGACCTGATGCTGACCACGCAGACCCTGTTCGAGAAGTACGAGGGCCTGCTCCAGCCCCAGGCGCGCTACACCGACATGAAGACCGCCGACGGCGGCTTCCAGAACCTGCTGTTCAAGGGCGGGGTCGTCATGTTCGACCTCTACGCCCAGGCGGGCGTCTGGTACTACCTGAACAGCAAGTACCTGTCGCTGCTCGGGCACACCCAGACCTGGTTCCGCAACACGCCGTTCATCAAGCGGCACGACGTGGACGCGCGGTACTCGCAGATCCTGACCTACGGCAACCTGACCACCTCGAACCGCGCCCGCCAGGGCAAGCTCACGGGCAAGACGGCCTGAGCGGTTCTCGACTCGCAAGGGGCGGCGGCCGAGCCGCCGCCCCTTGGTCGTAGGAGGTTCACATGGGGGCCATGACGGTCGCCAACAGGATCGACTCCAACGTCACCATTCACCCTGGCATCCCGATCGCGGTCGGCCCGCAGGCGGGCAAGATCGTCTACTCGGGCGCCTTCCGCGCGGTCCGCTGCCGCCTCACGGGCTCGGGCTCGTACGCGACGGGCGGGGACACTCTGCCCGATGTGGGCCTCAAGCACATCGAGGCCATCCTGGTCATCGCGACCAACGACGCCGCCGCGATCAACACCGACGGCAACACGCTGGAGTTCCAGACCTCGGGTGCGAACGCGGGCAAGGTCAAGATGTACTCCACGGGCTCCAACACCGAGGTCGCCAACGCGACCAGCCTCGTCGGCGCGAGCTGGGAGGTCATCATCCTGGGCCGCTCGGGCTGATGAGCAACCTCGGCACCCTGCGCAACAACGTCCGCCTCCTGGCCGACGTTGACACGACCGACGTGTCGGACGCCGAGATCAACCGCTTCGTGCAGAACGCCTACGAGGAGGTGCTCGCCGACGACCAGTGGCCGTTCCTGATGGCCAGGGCCACGTTCTCGACGGTCGTGGCTCAGGCCGAGTACGCCTCGGCGGCCATCGCCTCCGACGTGGAGGCGCACCGCATCACCCAGGTCATGGCGCAGGGTGTGGTGCTCGCGTACCTGCCTCCCGAGCAGTACTTCAAGCTCGCCCCGTACGGCCAGACGACGGCGTCGTCGTCCACGACGCCCTCGTACTGGACGGTCCTCCAGGTCGAGAAGCTGGCGCTGTGGCCGACGCCGCAGTCGATCTACTCGGTCCAGGTCGTGTACGCGACCGTCCCCGCGAGCCTGAGCGGGGACACGGACACGCCGCTGCTGCCGTCGCGCTACCACCACCACCTGGAGGCGGGCGCGCTGGTCTGGGTCTACCAGAAGATCGGTGACTTCGAGGCCGCGGACGTGAAGAAGAAGGAGTTCGCCGACGGGGTGAACAACATGCGCGACGACCTGCTGCGCGCCCAGCGGCAGACGCCGATGGTCTACGGCGGCCAGCAGGAGCGGCCGACGCTGCTGTACCGCCCGCCGATGCCCTGGGAGCAGTAATGCCCGTCCGCGATCAGCTCGTCGAGCTGATGACCCTGGGCGGGGGCCTGAACCTGACCTCCGACCCACTGCATGTCAAGGACACCGAGACGCCCGACTGTCTCAACGTGGACTTCGACACGCGCGGGGCCGTGCGCAAGCGCGACGGTATGACGCTGCGAGGCACGGCGGACACCAACGCCGCCTACGACCATCTGCTGCCGTTCCGCCGTTCCAACGGCACGAGTGTGCTGCTGATCACGCGGCCAGGGTTCGCGACCCGTTCGATGGACTCCAGCTACGCCCTCAGCGACATCACCTCCTCGACGCAGACGGCGTCGAGCGTGAACGCGGGCATCGTCGCGGGGGACTCGGCCTGGATCGTGAACGGCGTGGACGGCACGCTGAAGTACGACGGGTCCACCGCGGTGCGCTACGGCACCACGGTCGGCACCACGGCCAACCACCCGCTGGCCACGTCGATCGCCTTCCACAAGAACCGCCTGTTCCTGGGCGGCGGCGCGAACAAGAGCCGTGTCTGGTTCACGGGGTCGGATGCGACACCGACGGACCTGACGATCGTGAAGACGACGAGCTTCATCGATTTCGACCCCGACGACGGCGACGAGGTCGTGGCCCTCGTGCCGTTCCTGGACCAGCTCACCGTCTTCAAGCGGAACAAGATTTTCACCCTGCGGGGCAACGACCCGCGCTCGTTCGTGAAGGTGCTGGCCAACCCGTCCCTGGGCACGGTGGCGCCCCGCACGGTCGCCGCCTGGGACAAGGGCGTCATGTTCCTGTCCTACCGCGGGGTCTTCTCCTTCGACGGGGCGAAGGTCACGCGCGTGAGCGAGAAGATCGACCCCGCGCTGAACACACTGCCCGTCGGCAACCTGGACACCGCCTGCGGCGTCGTCTACCAGCAGCGCTACTACCTGTTCGTCAACGAGGTGGGGGCGAACGCCTACAACGACACCGTGTACGTCTTCGACTTCGTCACGGGCACCTGGACGAAGTACCGCTCGTGGGAGATCCGCCACGCCGCCATCTGGAACAGGGTCGGCGGGGAGGAGCTGTTCGGCACCGACGACAACACGCGCAACAAGGTCTTCCAGCTCCGCACGGGCGCGACCGACAACGGCGGCGCCATCAGCGCCTACTTCACGACCAAGTGGCTGGACTTCGGGGTGCCCGAGCGGCGCAAGATGGGACGGCGCCTGTACACCTTCTTCACGGCCGAGGGCGCCTACAGCGTGAGCGTGGACATCGCCAAGGGCTACCAGTCGGCCCAGGTGATCACCAAGACGGTGAGTCTGGACCCGAGCGGCATGACCTGGGGCAGCTCGCCGTGGGGCTCGCCGACCCTGTGGGGCGCGGGCAAGGACGTGATCCGCGCCCGTTTGGCGGGCCTGGGCACGAGCCCCGCGTTCCGCATCAAGGTGTACGACAACTCGGTCAACCCGTGGACCCTGCTGGGCTTGAGCTTCGTGCTGAAGCCTCGGAACCTGGCTTAGGAGCACCATGTCCAGCGTCGCTGTCACCTACACGTTCGCCAACGCCACCACGGCGGACGCGACCCAGGTCAACCAGAACTTCTCCGACCTGGTCACCTTCATCAACAACAGCGTGGTCCACACCCACGACATCGCGCGGGTCGGCTGCCGCATCCGTCGGGCCGCGAACCAGTCGATCAACGACTCGACTGGTACGCAGATCAGCTTCGA